CAATTATAGAGGAAATTGATGACATTTTTGGAGTAAAAATCCGAAATGATCAAGGTCAGTTAAAGTATAATAAACCTCCTATGAAGGCTTTTAGAAGTCCCAATGGAGATTATATTGGGCCTGCCAATGTTTGGCTCAAAAAGGTGGGTGTTATTAAGCATCCTTTAAATCCAGCTATAATGGAAATATGTATTTTAACTTTTGTTAAGCATATTGTTGCTGGATATAAGAAGAAAGGTATAACTACGTTATCACCTGTGTCACTGGAAGTGGCACAAAATGGTTATTATGATAATTTCTATTTTAAAGGAATGAATAATAATACCTCTGCTGGCTCTTTGTTAGCTGGTAAGAAAAAGATGCATATCCATCCACATGAAATGGAAGGAATGCCTGATGCTAAAATGCCAAATGAGGATATAAAATCTTATATTTTTGATATTATAGAAGCATACAAGCGTGGAGAATGTGCTCACCCAATTATTGGAGCCCAATTTAAGGATGAGCCTAGAGCTTTAGAAAAGATTAAAGCTGGGAAAACGCGAGTGTTTGCAATGTCACCTTATCCGCATACTCTAGTATGTCGGATGGTTTTGTTTCCTTTTATGGCTGGTATGGTTGAGCATAGGTATATGCATAAAACGGCTGTCGGTGTAGATTGTGCAGCACGAGATGCTTTACCTATGTTTAAGCATTTGACGGATTTTTCCAAAAATATCATGGAAGGAGATTATGGAGGTTATGATACCTCTATGCCTGTGGGCTTTGCCTATATGGCTAACAGCGTCATTTATCATGTCCTTAAACAGATGGGATATAATGATGAAGCTCTCCTAATAGTTAAAGGAGTACTCAGTGATTGGGTACATCCCTTGATGAATATGAACGGAAATTTGTTCTTTGCACCAGGATTTCAACCCTCTGGCAAGTATGGAACGGCTGAGGATAATTCTCTTAGAAATGTACTTTTACAGATGTACTGTTTTGTAGATAAGTTTACAAAGTATGGAGAAGATTCTCAGTGGAACGTTACCACTCAGTTTCAGCCAGACGACTTCTGGAAGTTAATCAATCCACTAGTATATGGTGATGATATGTTAACCGCAGTTAAGGATGAGATAGCTCCTTATTTCAATAATGTTACCTTTGCCAACTATGTTTCAGAGGTTTATGGAATGGATTTTACATCCGCAGCTAAAGGAGTTCACCATCAGCCTTTTATGTCGATAAGAGAGATGTCTTTTCTTAAACGGCGTTTTAGATATAATAAGTTGTTAGAGAGGAAAGTAGCG